GGAAGCTATCCGTGAAATGATTATCGGACAGTTAGCTAACTACGAAATAACAAATGAGTTCTCTGATTTTTCAGCAGGTCGAGATGCGTTAGAACAGTTAGCGTACAAATACTATGTGCCACAGACAGAAGAAGCAGCTCAAGATTGGGCTGAGCTAATTTATACTGGTGAAGCTACGCAAACAGAGTATGAGCAAATGCTAAAAGCTACTGCTGTGTCAAAGTTCCCGACGTTAGATAAAGTTATTAATCAAATGGGTATTACCCCAGATCAGTATTTCTCACCGTACAAGTATCAGATTGAGCAGATGCTTGGCAGGCAAGTAGATATGTTGGATGAGTTCTCTGATGTTATTGAGTACATTCCTGATGCTGGTACTAATGCTAGACCGATGACTCTTTCTGAGGTTCGGAATTTTGTTCGTGCGCTTCCTGAGTGGCAACAGACTGGGGATGCTAAGGACCAGGCGAGGGCGTTGTCGTTCTCTATTGGTCAAACGTTTGGGGAGGTAGCGTAATGGGTTTTGGAGATACAAGAGGTGGAGGAGTAGGAGATATTTCTCCTGATATAGCGCAAAGTTTATCAGATTTTTTTGATGAAAATCCTGATGTCGGTCCACCAACTCCGATGCCAACGCCACCGGATGCACCAAGACCGCCTACAAGCGATCCGGTAACTGTTGTAGACGATGACGCTGTTATGCAAGCACAAGAAACCCAAGACGACAGAGATGCACTAACAATCATCAAAGACACACTAGCCAGCTACGGCTTAGAAGGACTAGCAGCAGACGCTTACCGTTATTTAATGGAAGGCGCATCAACAGACAGCGTAATGATTCAACTTAAAGACAGCGATATATACAGGGATCGTTTTGCAGGTATGGATACTCGAAGACAACAAGGACTGCCAGCTATCAGCCCAGCAGAATACATACGACTAGAACGAGACTACCGTCAAACAATGTCAGCAGCAGGACTACCAGAAGGCTTCTACGACAACCCCGACGATTTCGCAGAATTTATAGGCAACGATGTGTCCCCTGCCGAAATGACACAACGAGTCTCAATGGCGACAACAGCCGTATCCAACGTCAACCCAGAACTCAAAAACCAGTTGCGTGAAATGTACGGCATAGGCGTAGAAAACGACGGAGAACTCATATCTTATTTCTTAGACCCAGAACGAGGCGTAAACGTAATAGAACAACGCTTACAAATGGAATCCGCTGGCTTATCAGCAGCAGCAATACAAGCCACAGGCCAGGGAATAGGCACAGGTGTAGCTCGACAACTAGCCGGGCAGAACGTACAACAGCGTGAAATATCGCAACGTTTAGGGCAACAAGCAGGTCTAACACAACAAGTATTCGGTGAACAGAATGCTGTAACATCAACAGAGTTAGCAGCAGCGTCGTTCGGTTTAGACTCAGAAACTACAGCTCAAGTGCGTAGATTACGGCAACGTAGGCAAGCAGCGACTCAGCAAAGAACTGGTGGTTTGGTAACCGGAATGGGCGCTACTGGTCTTGGATCAGCACAAAATTAGTAGGGTATAGACTCAAACCCTGAATTTGCCTATATTTAGTTATGTGATCTGCCCCGTTAAGAGGGTGAGCCGTTCACACTAAATTAAACTCCGCTGGCATTCCACCGTTGTTAGCGTGTATGAGAAGGTGAGTGACATAATGGAAACAGAGTCTACTGGAACAGAAGAAGTTTCAAGTACCGAATCCAAACCAAATTGGCGTAGAGAACTCGAAGCGAAAGCTAAGAGAGCTGATGAGCTTGAAGCCCAAGTTCAACAGATGCAACGCAAAGAAGTGTTTCGTGATGCAGGCTTAGACCCATCTAACAAGATGACTGAGTACTTTATGAAAGGCTACGAAGGCGAGCTATCTGTTGATGCGATACAGGCTGAGGCTACTAGTGCAGGTTTATCAAATGTGGTAAGCCAAGGCAATACTACTAATTTGGAGCAACAGGCGCAGTTTGCACAGCAAGTTGAAGCGGAGCGTAGAATCGCTGAAGCTAGTGATGATGCTGGTCCTGTGGCAGATCCTCAATTTGAGAGTTTAATTAGACAAACGAATAATGAAGATGAACTTCGACAGTTGTGGGAATCTAACGGCGGTACTTTTAACGCTATGACGTAAGGTAGGCTCCAAAATTTAATTGGAGAATAGCCTAATGGCAATAACACAAATGAGTTCGCTGAACTCCGCTGGTAACGCAGCATTTGAACAGCTCGCTTACTTTGCGTTGCGATCACAACCTCTCTTTGAGATGGTTTGCGATGTGAAAACCACAAACCAATCGCACGCAGGAGCAAGCGTTAAGTTCACAAAGTACAGTGACCTATCACAAGCTACTTCAGCAATATCTGAAACTTCTGACCTCACACCATCAACAATGGGTGACGCACAAGTTACAGTAACACTTGCTGAGTACGGCAATACAATACAAACCACCGCTAAAGCCCGTGGAACCAGCTTCTTAAACATAGACGCTGACGCTGCGAACATTATCGGTTACAACATGGGTGACAGTCTTGATAAGATTGTTCACGACATTGTTACAGAAGGAAGCAACGTACTATTCGGTGGCGATGCTACAGCTACAGGAGAACTAGCAGCAGGTGACATTGTTACCGCTGGTCTTATCCGTAAAGCTGTTGCTAACCTACGAGCCGCTTCTGCACCTGCATTTGACGGAAACGTTTACGTTGGATTTATCCACCCTGACGTTTCTTTCGATCTTCGTGCAGCTACAGCAGTAACTGACGTTATCCAACACCAAATCCGTCAAGACGGAGCAGGTGTCCGAAATGGTAGCATTGGTACATTCGGTGGAGTTGACTTCATTGAAACACCAAGAATTACGCTAACCGCTGACGCTGGTGCTTCTAACGTTGATGAATACAAAACTGTAATAGTTGGTAGACAAGCTCTTGCGAAAGCACACAGCCGGGCAGCCGGTTTCGGTGCGGACCCAAGCGTAGTGTTCGGTCCTGTAACCGACAGCTTACGTCGATTCAACACAGTAGGTTGGTATCATCTTGTAGGATACGGAAGATTCCGTGAGGAATGTATCCGAAGGATTGAAACATCATCCTCAATAGGAACTAACTAATAGTTCTTAATTAGGTAGTAGGGTAGGCTGACTGTACTGGGAGGTTAGCCTACCCTCTATCTTTCTTTATTTGATTAGATTATTATTGGACATCATGGAAGATGAACAAGTAGATGTAGTTATAGCGGCTGAGACGATACAAGCCAGCGTTGTAACTGATGAGGAGAACGCTGATGGCTAGTGGTCTTTATGGAATAACTTTTCTTAACGCTTTAAAGAACACTCTTGCGTTAGACCTGGACAGTGACACGATTAAGATTATGTTGGTTACGTCGTCGTACACTCCTGATTTTGGGGCGCATGATTTTAAGGGTGACGTTTCTAATGAGGTTTCTGGGTCAGGGTATACTGCTGGTGGTAACACGTTAAGTAGTTTGGCTTTAACTCAGACAAGTGGCACGATTAAGTTTGATGCTGCTGACACATCATGGTCATCTGCAACGATTACAAGTGCCAGGGGCGCTGTGATTTATGATGATTCTTTAACTGATGATCCGCTTATTGCATACATTGATTTTGGTTCTGATTTCTCGTCGAGTAACGGAACGTTTACGATTACGTTTGCTGCTGGCGGTATTTTTACGATTGACTTAACTCCATAAGAGGTGAATAATGGCAACTAGATTTCCGGGTGCGTTAGACCGTGACCCTGATGAACTTCCTGATAATATAGCGGATTCTGATAATCTTAATTCGCCTAACCATGCGACTGTTCATAATAATGTGAATGGTGCTGTGTTGCAGATTGAGGAGAAGTTGGGTACTGGTGATACTACGGCTGCTTCTGGTGCTGTGTTGATTGGTACTGGTACTGGTACTTCTGCTTGGGATACGACACCTACGTTTGTTGGTGATGTTACGATTCCTGAAGGTGATTTGATTTTAGGTTCTACTGCGGTGAGTTCGAGTGCTGCTGAACTTAATTTGCTTGATGGTTCTACTGCTGGAACGGTGGTTGCGTCTAAGGCTGTTGTTGTTGATGCTAATAAGGATATTTCTAGTTTCAGGAACATTACTGCAACTGGTGATGTTACGATGCCTGAAGGCGATCTGATTTTGGGTTCTACGGCTGTTACTGCTTCTGCTACTGAAATTAACGTTCTTGACGGAGTTACAGGTGGTACTGTTGCTGCGTCTAAAGGTGTTGTCGTTGACGCTAATAAAGATGTAACTGGCTTTAGGAATGTTACTGCGACTGGGGATGTTACTATCCCTGACGGTGATTTAATTCTTGGCTCTACGGCTGTTGCAGCTACAGCAACTGAAATTAACGCTGTTGCTGATGGTGCTTTAGATTGGACTGCTTGGACCCCTACTTTCACGAATTGGACTAAAGGCAATGCAACTGTAAACGCTAAATACGCTGTGGTTGGCAATATCTGTTATTACCAATTTCACTATTTAGGTGGTTCAACGAGTGACTACACGACAGGCGGTATGCGATTTAGTATTCCAGTAACAGAATCAACAGATTTACAGTATCAGCCTACTGGTGTAGGTTGGGCTAGACCTAATACCGCAGGCACAATATATTCTATTTTTGGTATAGAAGTTGGTGGTAATATCATTATGTACTCGCAGAAGACTACCCTTAGTTTCACCTTTAATGACGTTTTAGACAACTCAACGCCTGCAACGTGGCAAACAAGTGGAAGTTATGGCGACATATTTTTAACAGGATGGTACAGAATAGCATGAGAGTAACAACAACAAACGGTTTGCCAGACGCAACAAACGAAACAAAAAGTATTATTATGCGATCAAAGCGTGATTCCCTGCTATTGCAATCAGATTGGACACAATTTGCAGACAGTCCTTTAAGTGACAGTAAGAAAGCTGAATGGGCTACATACAGGCAACAACTACGAGATTTCCCCTCAACATGGACTCCTGCCGACACTGCTGAGTTCCCAAACCAACCGAGCTAATACATGATACCAACTACTAGCAAACACGTTAACATCGAACTACTACACATTGGGACACTTTTATGAGTACTATTATTTCTCGTGCAGGCTGGAACAGCAGAGGACCAAAAAGCCCATTTAGTTACCTAAATAAGAAACGTGTTGTAGGCATTGCCATACATCATTCAGGCGTAAAAAACGGAC